CCTACCCCTATGCTTAATGGTGTTTGGTCTGTGCCTATCGCTACGCTTATCTGCCCTTGATCTATAAGTACGCCTGAGCTATCGAAAGTCGTCACCTGTATACGATCTACATTGAAAGCAGGTAGAGTAGTGAATAGGTTTTCTGTAGCTGTGATTTCGTAAGCGTTCGGCTGATTGGTATAAAAGCGTCTTGGCGCTACCGTAAACTCATTAAGGTCTAAATCATCTCCTATCTGTCTTTGTGTCGTTAGCGCCTCATACGTGCCGAAAGGAACGGTATCTGTAATACCTAAGTTGGTAGGCTTGCCTGTCACAGGATCTTCGAAGAAGTAAGTAACCTGTAAAGCTATATCGCTATGTAAGTCTGTGTTAAAAGCTACATAGTTAGTATTTAAGTCGCTAAAGCAGCTAGTAAGGTTCTGAGCTATTGGTGCGCTCGTTATCTCACATACTCGCTTAAAGTCGAACCTAAAGAAGTATGTACCTGCGATCTCTTGAAAAGGTACTTTTTGTACTTCGGTCTGTTGTACCCCATCAGTAAAGAGAGCGGCTAAAGCGTATAGTATAGGATTAGCAGAGGAAGCGGAAGTAATGAACTCGATAGGCTGAGACATTGATGCAGGATTATATAAAGGGGGTTGTACTATTGGCATTTTAAAAAAAATTTACAGAAAGTTTGTAAAATATTTGGTAGTCTGAAAAATTATAGCGTAATTTGTATTAACAAAGAAAGTAATTAACACAACAAAAACTTAATATTATGACTCAATCTCAAATGTTTAAAACGATCGAAAATAGAATCAACGAATTAAAAGAGCAAAAACAAGTTAAAGATATTTTAAAGAAAATGACTGAAAGCGAGGGTAAAAAATTCTTAATGAATACAGCCATTTCTACTCTTTTAGGATTATAAATATATATAAGCCCTCGAAAGGGGGCTAATAAAACCTATCATTATGTATCAGCACCAAGTATTTAACCTATTCGAGGAATTAGACATAGACTATTATAACTTTGCCGATTCCGCTAACTACTCAGAGACCGATAACGGGCGACTCTATGACTATTCAGACATTGCTAACTATATCGACATCCAACTACATTTAAAAAACTCTCAAAACTCTTAATTATGTACTACTCTGTTTTTTGGCAATACAATAAATGTGGCACATGGTTTAACTCTCATGACCATTGCCCAACCTTTACACGAGGCTTAGACCGTTACAACCACATGAAAGACCTAGCCGAACGTATGCCGCACGCTTACCGCATGGTTACCTGTACTTTTGAGGATAAATTATAACCCTAAATAGGCTGATAACTCAGAGTCTAGCGCACCCTGTTCGTCAAAGAACGTTACAAACTGCGCTAGACTTATATTACCTTTTTGTGCCTTAATAGACACACGCTTAAAGGCAATTTTTAAACTATCTGTAGCTGCATCATATTGTGCCTCGTATTTAGTCGGGATTAAAACAGTATTATACTGCTTTACGTAGGTAGGTAGCCAGTATGCGAAAACCTTTGTTTTAGATGTTGCTGTACCCTCGCCTATAACATCGTTAATACGTGTTGCTTCTGTTGTTGCTTCTGCTTGTGTCATTTATTATTAAAATTATATTGTTATGGATTTAACTGAACCAACAAACTATTAACTCCTCTGCGTCCCCACTTCTCCCGTTGCGCTACTGCTTCGGGGGATTTTTATTAGTATCAAGTCGTATACTCTAGGCTCTATCTCTAACATATCTCCATCTAGTACATCCATTTCTACCCTATACTCCCCACTAAAACCGCCATAAGACAGCATATCTTCTATAGCCTTTAATTCTAGCTGTACTAATCTATCATTTATCATCTCATGCAAGACATATATAGTACGCTCTCCTACATCATAAAACTGTAGGTCATCTTCGTCTGCATCCTCTATAAGGAAGCCTTTAAAGATCTCTTTTAAACTATTCCAACCTTCACACATATTAACTTACTTTTACATCTGGTAGATTGTCTTTAAATACTTTAATAAATAGCCCATCAATATATACAGTCATAACATCAGATATTATTTCTTGTATCTGTGCGTTGATACTCTCTAGTCCATCCTGTATAGCGCCTGTCCTTTTTCCCGTCTTACTAAATCTTTTAGAGGCTTGTGTAGGCATACCTTCTTTCTTGTGCTTATTGGCAATGGCGAAGGCTATAGATAGAGCCTCTTTTTTAGGTACTCTAAATCTTAGCTGTGCGAATAGTTGCAAGCCTGCTATATATGCAGATGATCCACCGCCTGACCTGCTACCCCTTGAATAAGGTATTCTGTTTGATGGTACACCCGTATTCACAGGTATTCCATAATCCAACAAAAGCCCCTCAATAAGTGCGCCTGTAGCTGTCTGCTTAACTTGGTAAGTCACGCTATCAATAAGCGCACCTGTAAGCCTGTGACCTTGTGCCGCTAGTTCTAGCTTTACTGCCTCTATAGCTATCTGCCCTATCTTATCTGCTGCCTGTTGAAAAATGTCCTGCATATTACTTTAGTTCAAAGTCTTCGTTAATTGGAGGTAGAGTATTGAAAGGTGGATTAAGTGCATCTATGTCCACCTCTAAAGTAGGGCATATGTCATGATAAAAAACCTGTATAGTAGTAAATAGTTTAACAAGCTTATGCGCATTAGCATTAGCATCGTAGTTAAAAGTAAACTGATTAGTAAGTACACCAAAGTTATCTATACCACTCAGAGAGCGCCCTAGCCTATTGAACTCACTTATTACATTTATAGCTAGATTTTTCAGTACTGTATGCATCTCTACTATAGATCGTAGATTAGTAGCACCGTTATCGCTTAAGTATTCTTGAGTGTCAGTAAAGATTAGATTTATATTAGCTGTAGTCTTAACTGTAGGACGTTGAAAAGTTACCTGCTCACTTGGGAAGTCCATATGCAGGGCAGGGTACTTCTTACCTCTTGTATTGTCGCCTGTAAAGTTATTCTTTATATTGATATTCACATCAGAAGTCCAACCGTAGTGATAAAACTTCATATCTACATAACTTTGTAGGATCTGATTAAATACGTTACTTATCTGTGTTGGTGTCATTTGTCTTGTTAGGTTTAACTATTTTTATCCCCTTGCAATTATCGCAGGTTAAAGGGCACTCCTTAGACCTACATCCCTCTTCATAATCTATGCAGTATCTATCTTCCATTATTGCTTAAGTTTAGTTAAGTTCTCTATGAATTTATCTCGTGCTGCCTGTGCGTTTAGATAGCTGTAAACATCATATAATAGCGCCTCTGCTACCTCATGTATAGTGTTACCTAATACGCCTGCCTCTGCTACGTTATAGAGCGTAAGGGCAGCGCCATGATATTTATTTAACTTTTCAACTCCTGCCTTAATTTGCTCAGGGCTTGGGCGTGTGTATAGGTCTGGAAAACAGTTGCTAATTTCTGCATTCGTATCGTCAAAAAAAAAGCGACTTGGTAAACTTTGTCCATAGTCCATGATAGGAAGAACTCTTCTCTTTTCATTAACTTACGGCTATACTTTTCATTTTCCTTGCGCACCAATATGCACATAACTTTCCCCATTACTCCCCATTGATGACCTGCTAAATCATCAGCTAGCTTGTAGAATTGAGAGCTTTCTAGATACTCAATTACAGTACTATCCTTCATGTACTGAGATGGTAAGTACCAAGCTTCGCCATTATGCTCTATAATGTTAGTATACTCTGTCTTATCTGGCGTTAGGCAAAGTTGTTGCAATCTGTTATATAGTGTAGTAAGTTGTGATATGTCCATGCCTACACCGTCTACCTCTCCCATTATCTTATCTACAGACAATTCTGTCCAAAAGTTAACTACTTGGGCATACCAAGTAATACGAGTCTCTACATATTCAAACGAATTTATAGTATCTTCTAGTTCCCGTATTCTACTTTCTACAGGCTTTCTATCTAGCTTGTCCGTTACGGGAATATCCGCAAGGTCATTGTATAGCTGTCTCAGTTCGCTAAATTCACTAGGTAGGCATTCTTTTTCAAAGTTACAGTAGTCAATATATTGCCTCAAAGTAACAGAGGATAAGTCTAAGGGGAATGAGTATTTTTTATCATCCCCCTGTATTCTAAAGTGAGCTATCATTTAGTCAGTTTTCTTTCTTCTTGATCTTGTTTTACGCTTAGGCTTCTCTTCGCTTGTTGCTAGTACTTCCTCCTTGTAGTCTTCCTCTGCTTCCTGCTCTTCTTTCTGTGCTAGTTCTGCCCTATGCTCTTTAAGTGCTGCCTCACGAGCCTTTACTACTTCCTCTACATTATCGAATCTTGTAATACTTCCTGTGCGCTCTTTTACAAGCTTGTCATAGAGTACGCTGCCTCTTTTCTTATTTGCATTACCTTGATTATATGACTTTAGCCAATAGTTTAGGCTGTCAATAATTTTTTGATCCTGCAAACTTACTACAGGTAGGTCATTTAACATACCTACTAACTCTTTTACTTTTTCAATTACTTCTTTCATCTGTGTTGTTTATATTAACTAAAAGCTAGTACACCAGATCCACTTTTGTCTACTTGTTGCATTACTGCATATCTAGCAGCGTCCAAAGCATGATCATATTCTTTTATAGGTTCTTCTAAAGGATTTCCATCTGCATCCTCTTTAAACCTATAGTTACTTAGTTCAAAGATAAGGTTTTTAGAGCAAGAAGTCACATATATATTATAGGTGTTCATTAGAGATATACCAAAACTTACACTATCTTTCCCCTTTTTAGCTTTTCTAACATTTAGTGCATATTTCCTCTTTAAATGGTCTATCAATATAGGATCAGAACTATCTGCTATTATTGTAGATGCTCTACTTTGTACGGCATTCTTAACTAAGTTACTTAATACATCAATGCCTAATTTAGTCTTATATACTAACTCCTTTAGGTATATATTATTCTTCCATATTTTGACCTCTACTAATGCAGCAGGGCTATTACTATATCCAAAGTCTAATCCGTATATTACCTTAGATTTTATAGCATTGTAGTCTATATCTTCTATGATATTCCAACTAGGATAAACTAACCCCCCCTCGAATGGCTTAGGGTCTTGTTGATATAATGATTGAAATGCTCTAGGGTTTTGTTTTTTGAAGCTAATCAACTTTTTTAATCCATGCCTTTCCTCCCATAATGCATCACCTACCTCCCTTGGGTCTTGATAGTGAGCTTGCGCATCATTGTCTAATATAGCAGGCAAGCTTAATACTTCCCATTCATGAGCATCATCCTGTCTTAGTATCCTCCCGCTTAAATCGTCTTCATGCCATCTGGTTTGAGTAACTAATATTTGACTATCATTATGTAAGCGAGTTAAAAATACTTGTGTATACCAATCCCACACCCTAGCCCTATACGTAGGACTACCTGCCTCTACTGCATCCTTTACAGGGTCATCTATTATACCAATATCTACAGGTGTACCAGTCAAAGATCCACCTACACCTACAGACTTATAAAATCCTGTGCTACCTACTACCTCGAATATATCTGCATTCCTTAAGTAGCTACCTTTAGCAGAGGTCTTAACGTTCGACTTATTAAGAGTAGTGTTAGGGAATGCCCTATAATATACAAGATCATCTATTATCCGCTGTACGTCACGATTAAAAGACTTGGATAACTCAGAAGCATAAGAGCATCCTACCATCTTTTTATAAGGAGTACGCCCTAATATGTACGCAGGTAATCGCCTAGACGTTAGTTCACTTTTGCCATGTTGTGGAGGCATAAAAACCATGAGTTTTTTTATCTTACCCTCTGCGAATAGTTGTAGTTTTTCCATCAACACCTCATGATGCCAATTAAGCATATAGCTAGGCATAGTATATAAGACAAACTCTTTAAAGCTTCTACGGGCTAACTCTGCGTTAATCTCCTCTAAGCTTGGTATTGAGTTTTCTAAGTTGTTTGAGCTCATCTATACTTAATTTGCTAAGGTCTTGCTTATGTTCCGTTTTAATTGCGTCACCGTCTGCACCTGTGATTTCCTGCCGTTCTACATACCCTCTCTTCTTGCCTTTCGTCTTTAGATAGAATATAATAGCTGTAGGGTTTTCCTGCTCGATTAAAGAGAATAGCTTACCTTCTACAAAGTCTAATGCTGTGTTGCTTACGTCCTCTACTGCCTTCTTAAAGTCGCTATCTTCTAAGTAATTATAGTAGGTCTGACGGCTGACTTTAGCATACTTGCATGCAGAAGTTACAATACCTTTGTATTTTACTAAACCCTCTAAGAGCTTCTTTTTATTACTGTCAAAATTGTCAAAGTCCATACTATATAAACGTTTTCATCCCGTTATAAGTTCTAATCTAGTTCATACAGCTTATACCGTTCTATAATCCCTTTAATCTTATTCCAATAGCCCTCACAACAATAATTCTCTAACCTCTTCCATTTATCCCAAC